TAACTGACTAAAGGTTTTGAAGTCCATTCCTACTACGTTTTGAATAGACTTGAAAGTATTAGTAGCAGTATGTGAGGAGATGTCTTCTCCATCACAAGTTAAGACCACTTTAATACTTGCCTTTCTTCCTACCGTTATATTATAAACTCTGTCATCTACTTCGAAATCTAAGGATATGGTGTACCCATTTTCATTGTTGTTTCTATTAACAATGTCCACTTTCTTAATACCTTTAGAGTTCTTATTAAACAAGGCCTCTTCAATCAATAAAGGTATGGAACTCTTGCCCGTACCATTGGTACCTACTAACTGTACGATTAAATCTTTTTCTAAGTCTAACTCATTATTCTCTCCATAAGAGAAACAATTAGACCACTTTAACTTTTTAAGTATAATCATGAAATACTCCTAAAACCTCTTTTACCTTCTTTTCATTTAGTCCCATAATAAACTGTAGATACTCAGACAACTCGTCTTCTAGAGTCATCTCTGCAGTAAGAATTAAAGCAGAATCATTATGTCTCTTTATTAATTTCTTGTCCAACAGAGCATTATCCTTGTCTACCTTTACTAACTCACTAACATCGCCTTCTAACTCGTATATGGTGTGATGATAGTTAGTCTTTATCATTTGATCCGGGTGACTAACCGTTTGTCTAATAAGTTGAGGTAGCTTTAGTTTCATCCAAGACCAGTCAAGTGTCTCACTATCGAATAATAGTACTCCAGTGTCCACAGGGTTCCTATGGAATGATGTGGTAACGGGGCTGCCTGGGTAAATTATGTTACCCTGAGAGTTAGAGTGAGAATGTAAGTCCCCCGCAATAACTAACTCCCACTGCTCCAACTTCTTCAAGTCAATTTCAGGCTGCACGTGTGGAGGAATTTCCCCTCTTACGTGAGTGAATAAAGTTCTGCCTTCGAAGTCTTTAGGGTCGAACTCCTTCAATTTATTATATGGAATAAAGTCCATATCTTCTAGCTTGTAGTAGTCATCAATGATTTCCACTAAGGGGTTTATGGCTTTAGTCACGTCTTTCAAGTTTGATAAGAAAGATGTATTCTTCTTTAGAGCTTCGTGATTACCAGGATAGATAATAGTTCTTATATTAATGTCTTTTATATACTTAAAGTATAAGCTCAACTCGTCTAACGTAGGCATCCTATCAAACAGGTCTCCGCCAATAACGTGGAGGTCTACTGTCTTTTCCAACTTATATAGTTCTGCAAATAGCAGCTCGTACCTATTAGTCGCCCACTCCCGTGGTACGCTTTTCTGTCCTAACTTAATGTGCCAATCCGCTGTGAATAAAATCTTCATTGTTATTTCCTATATGCGATAAAAAGCCCCATATGCAGGGGCTTCCTTATTTCTAGTGACTTACAGTAGTTCAGTAACTTCCTCTGCAACTTCTGCCGGTACATTATCAGAACCACCATTCTCAAGGATTCTAGTTTCAATGAACTCCTTCTGCTGGTCTGCTGATGGACGACTAATAACGTCGTCAATGTTAGGCAACTCTTTAGTAGCCTCTAACTCTGTTTCATTTAATGGGCGTACTTTACATTTTAATACTTGTAAAGTGTATTCTACATTAAAAGGTAGAGGACCAGTCTTTTGCTTCTTAAATGCTAAGTCCCAGCCAGTTACTGGGTCCGTAGGGTCTCCTAAGTCTTCTGCTGCTACCATTACTGCTTCAAATAACTTCTTTTTAAGGTTAAGCACTTTAACTTTACCGTCATCGGGGTCAATACACTGTACTGCATACGCCCATGAACATTTCATATCTGTATGGTAGTGTCTTACCCAGTCCTTTTCAATATTTGTAAATTGTTCTTTATCTCTGTCAAACCCTAAGCACTCCATAGGGACACGCTTACCGTCTGCTGTTGTTACCCAATAAACATATCTAGGAAGAACGTCTCCTACTATGCGAACAACATTGTTGCCTTCTTTATATGTGTATGCGTCTACTGAAGACTTCTTTGCTTTACCTGTTACATTGCCAAATTTAATTGCCATATTCTTTTTCCTCGTAATAAAATGTTATATTATCTTGCTCATCAAGTTCTAATAGTGGATTGTCCTCTATATCTTTCCGAGTTATCTCTGTGTATCTATATGGTAAGGTTGCTACGCCCTGCCACTTGTAATCTAAGTAATTTCTATAGCTTGCTAGTTCCATATAGGCAACCATCTGTTCTAGAGTTACTTGAAGTTTATTCTTAAATATCGCTTTAGGATTTAGTAAAAAACTATCTCCAGTTATATCTTGTCCGTAAAACCTGTTTAAACTTTTATTCTTTTTAGGCATTTTAATACTATAAGTATAGATAACCATCAATCTTATCGTATTTTTAGTTACACCTTTGCTAAGTTTAAGCACTTTTTCCCAGTCGTAAAATATCAACTTAAATCTCCATTTTCGAATTTATATTATACCAATATTTAACCTATTTGTCAAGTATTATTTTTTATAGGTATAGCATTAAACCTTCTTTTCTATATACTCCATGCCCTTGTAAAGTTACTCGTATATCATCTGAAAAGGTAGGTACCTCATTAGCTACTTGATGTAGTGTTTGTCCATCATGCACATACAAGGTGCCTATAGTGTACTTCTCATACTTTTTATTGACATCTACCCAGTTTTTAAATATGGGAGGTAGATTCTCGTATAATGAGGAGATGTCTTGTGGAGGCTTATTCCCTTTAATTAACCTTAAAGCTTCATCTTCTAGCCAGTAGTTCATACCTCCTCCATTTCTAGGCATAGATAAAGCCAAAGTAAATGTTATGGGTCTGTCCATATCAAACTTAAAAGGGAACTCTGAAGTTATATGAGGGGCGTCTAGGTGTATAGAGCCTCCGAACCTAGTTCCGTACAGCATAGATTCTCTACCTCTGAATACATGGAAGCCCGGGAAGGCGTAGTCGGGGTCTAAAAATGCTTCTGTGCCTAACTCTTCAGAGATAACCTCTGATACCATATTAATAATATCTGAGAAATGCTTTAGTAGTAACTCATTATCATTATTTGTGTGGGCAGCAGGTCCGTCTAAATATGCCGCCGCTCCTAATGTATAAAAATCGGGGTATGCAGGGGAAACAAATCCATCTTCACCATAATACTGATTACGCACTATCCAGTGTTCTTCTAAGGATAGGACCTTATCTACTAGAACCTTGCACTCTTCTGCGGTTATTAAATCTATTTTTGCTATCATCCTGCTACCACCTTAATATCATATCCTTGTTTAATATATACTGCTGAACGCGCTTTAGCCTGTCTTGCAGCAGTATTACCCTTTAAATGAATATCTAGTAATACAGGCTGTACCTTGCCCTCCATTTTTCTAATGACTCTACCTATCAACTGCGTTAATAAGGGCTCATTATTGATTGGAGTACCCAAAATGAGACAACTAAGCTCATTAACTGAGATACCCTCACTGAAGATGCTTTGAGACCCGTATAGGATATCTGCTTCTCCATTTCTAATCTTGTCCAACTCTTCGTCTCTTTGTTCATGTGGTAGCTCTCCTGTAATACATATTGCATTATTTCCGGTTAGGTCGGCGCACCTGTTAAGAAACTGGACCCTATCACTTACTACCAATACTTTATGGCCTTTTGCTGCATACACTGAAGCAAGTTGTGCAATCATCTTCTGATAGTTCTCGTCATATGCCACCTGATTAACTCTCTTAGCCCAGGGAAGTTTTGCACTATCGGGGAACCGCGTCTCCGACTTAACTAATACAACTCTAGGGGTTATGTAGTTCTCTTTAGGAGGTTGGTGAACATCATATCCAAAGTAATCATTAAATATAATATGTTTACCATCTTTACGTTGAAGTGTACCACTTAGTCCTATCTTATATCTAGCGCTACACTTATCAATTATATTAGAAAATGTAGGTGCGCTTACGTGATGCATTTCATCCAAAATTATTGTTCCAAACATTTTTTGAATTTCTGTCATTTTCTTGCTAAGAGTTTGTACATTAGATACAACAATTATCGGGTCAGTATCAAACTTTCCACTTCCAATGACTCCTGGAACAATGCCCAAACACTTTTCTATTTCATCTTCCCACTGCTTTCTTAACGCTAATGTATGTACTACAACTAAGGTCTTCTGCCCCAACTTGGCAGCAATAGCTATCGCTGTAAAAGTCTTACCCCAACTTACAAAAGCGTTTATAATTGCGT